CTTTGGAGTTCGTTCAGTATTCTTCTCCAATCTGGGAAATATTTAGTAATCAGTTCAAGTACGACTTTCTTATCGTACTCTACATTCTCTTTCTTGAGTATGTTTGTGACACTCTTAAAAAAGTCTTGTGCAAGTTTAGGTCTTTGTTTGTTTGGTATCACAAAGTCCACAACACTACATCGTGACTGTAATGGTGGTATCAATCGGTTCTTATAGTTGCACGTTAGAATGAATCCACAGTTCTTATGAAACTCTTCCATGAATCCACGCAATGCAGGCTGAGTAGACTGTGGATTGAGATAGTCTGCCTCATCAAGTATGATGTATTTTCTACCACCCTCAAGTGAAACAGTTGATGCAAAGTTCTTAATTTTGGTTCTCAATACGTCAATACCAGATTCTTCCGAACCGTTTATCATCATGTACGTTGCACCAATTTGTTTTATGATTGCCTTTGCAACAGTGGTCTTACCGACACCAGGCCCACCAGATAAAATTAAATTTGGTATTTTTTTATTTTTGACATACTCAATAAATGTTTTTTTTATTTCATTTGGAAGTATACACGCATCTACATTAGATGGGCGATACTTTTCCACCCATAGGAAAGTTTTCATAATATAATACTCCTCAAGTTAAACTGTGTAAGATGACTCTGGTTCTAGTGCAATAAAATATTCAACATCTTTATTCTTTGAGTTAAAATGAGAAATATTCTTGGATGAAATTTCAACATCATAGTCTGCATCCATCAACTTCATATTTTCTGTTTTAAAATAAAACTTGAAGTTACCATCACCATTCGTGGTAATATCAGTGGAGTAATTATTTGCGGTATCGTTTTTCTTATCCTTCGCAGTTAAGAAAGAACCACTACCATTTTTTTCTAGGACTAAATCAGGAGCTCCTATAACACCAGCTGCACGTTTAATCTTAGATAACTCACTTGAACTCATGTCAAACGTAACTTCCTTAGAGGGCATCGTAACCATCTTTGAAGGTGTCGTTACCACTGATGGGTCTGAGTAATAATACTTCAAAGAATTTTTACTGTTATTCTCTTCTGTAATGAGAACATGATTATCTTGAAAATCCAATACAGGATTTTCAAATAAAGACATTGATGCAAGAAATTCATTCAAGTCATAGATTGCAACATCTTTTGGAAACTGTTCCTCAACAGTTGCACTTGCAATAATATTTTTCATTGCAGACATGGTAGACAATTTCTTACCTTGTTTAATGACCAAGTTCTGATTGATTGTTGCAAAGTTTTTCAATACCGATGTTGTGTGTTCACTTAATTTCATTTTCATTCTCCATATTATTAATATACAATGCGATTATACCATAGTGTAAGACTTTTAGCAAGTCTTTTCTATTCTTACCATCTTTCTTTCCGTATCGTTGTGCATACTTGAGTATGTTACCGATACAAAAACCTTCACCATGACCACCGTCTATAATAAACTCAGTGGCTTGATATTTGTTACGACTGTAATGTTGATCGTATGTTGCATCAATGTATGCCTTTAGTTCTAGGAGTGCAACATCCTCATCATACTTGTAAAACGGTTCTTTCTTTTTTCTTTTTAACATTTAACCCTCTGACTCAAATGATATTTTATGATTTGCAGTTATAATTCTTTTATTTCCCTCACAGAAAAAAGGTAAAAAATTATATTTCAACCAAGACGGAAATAAAATAAATCGACCTACAACTGGTGTTACTATTTTTTCCTGTTTGGGTTTCAAAGAAATTTGGTCTGCAAAAGTGTTCACACCCCACACAAAATGTGTATGTCCTTGTATTTCATTTGTTTCAGTTTCCCCACTTTTAGGTTGAATACCATCTGGTATTTTTAAATTCATGATTGACGTTATTGAAATATTTCTGTTAGTGTAATCCAAATCATTGTCTACAGGATGATGATACTCATTCTTGTAACTGTTAAAGACTCGCAAATTATCACAGGTAACATCAACATTTGAAAAGTTAGCTGCACCATCTTTCGTTGATATTGGTAAATTCTGTGAATACGATGACATAAAAGTTCTGGATGCAGAAGTTAGTAAACTCTCCAATCCCTTAATAATATCATTATCATTCACTAATTCAAATTCTTTTCCACCCTCTTTACTATCAATATGTTTGTTAAGTTCATCAACCATAGAATCAGGAATTTGACCCTGTAAAAAAGAAAATGCCCTAACGTGTTCAAATCTTAATTCAATTTTATTATTCACTTTATCAATCTCCAAACGGTTTTAGTGGAAGGTATACATTTCCAGCAATTACAACTCTCTCTTGGTCTATTGTCGATTTTGGAACTGAATGTAATAAGTGGCCAGGAAATATGACAAGTAGATTATCTGACGGATAAACCGATTCTTCCTTACCATCATGATCTATCATTGATCTATGAAAACAAAGTGGTGATGAACCCTCTGGTGCAAAAGGATAGTAACACCAAGCCCAAAGATTAGGTTCATGAGAGTGTTTTTGTGCATAGTCATCTTTGCCATAAATACCACCCCAAGACTCTTTAGTCTCATAAGAAAAAGGAATTTGACAAACTGAGTGACAAATATAATTATCAATCATGATTGTCAATTCCTTAAACTCTGGATATTGTTTGTGCATTGTCCACTGTGTGTGGTGAGCATAGAGGTTCGTATAATACACACCAGTATTTTTACCTCTCCAAGAATCATCACTTTTTATAATGTCGTATAATCTTTTTCTTTTTTCTAAAGACATACTTAAAAAAGTTATGTAATATAAATTTTCACTTAAATTTCTTGGTTTAGCCAAATCAACAAAAGACAACATAATTAAATGTTTCCTATTTTTCTTTTTATTCTAAAGTCTTCAACATACTTTTGTCTATCTTCCTCTTTGATAGCCTTCAACATTGGTTCACTGAATATGTTAAAGTTTGCAGAAAATGTTCTTCTTTCACCCTCTCCAAAAAATGGCATAACTGAATGACTAACCCAACTTGGAAACATGAGTAACAATCCTTCTGTTGGTTTAACAAACTCTTGTGATGGTGTTACTAAACTATAAACGTCACGTTGTGTTGTTGGAGGCCCCCATAAAAAGTGTGTGTACCCATCAATATTTCCAGATGCATCATTGAGTTCAACATAAGAACTATCTGGGTTATCTCCACTAATCTGAGGGTCTTCTGATTCTTTAATTTGATCTGGAACTTGTAGATATAAAATACAAGATAATCCTGTTGGAGTCGCAACACCATGAGAGTGTAAAGGATTGTAGTCACCTTCAAAACTATGAACAGTCCATGCTTCAAATGAGTCCACAACAGATGTTTGTAAAAATCTATAACTGTGTTGTAGATAACCCATTGCAATACCATCTAATAACTGTTTGATTTGTTTTCCGACAGTGGTCGTGTGTAAAGGAAAATCTAACTGAGCAGACCTTTGATTTTTATTAATTTGTCCTACTAGGTGTTTTGAGTAACTGTTTTCTAAAGTTCTATTACCAGGCTCAACACCAAAGTTTTCATCTAAACCAATAATGTCCTCATCAATGTACTCGTTTAACTCTTTAATGATAGATGATTGAATCTCTGCTTTACATATCTTAAAAACACCTTTTGGTGTTACAGACATTTTAACTGGTGGTGGTTCTTTCCCCCCATTTTGTTCTTTCTCATAGTCTTTCTTATCTTGTTCAATCTCCTCTGGAGTTGGTTCATGATTCCATATAGAACCATTTGCTTTGTAACCGTATAAAACCTCATGCGTATCTGGGTCTAATCCAGTTTTTCTCCACCGTATTTTTCTTTCTTCTTCTGTTTCATCTCTCATTTTACCATCTTCACCCATAACTTGATAACTTGGTTTTCCTGCTGCCATAATATTCTCCTGTAAAAAATGTAACCATCATTATATAACAAAAGAGGAGTTGTTGTCAACCCCTCGATTGCATTTTCCAAAAATTATTTTACATCAATAAGTCTTGGTTTCTTTTCTTCTGGAATGACTTGTTCAAGTTGAATGTTCAAAAGACCATTCTCAAGTTTCGCATCGTTCACTACGATGTCATCTGCAAGAGTAAACTTGCGTGTAAACTTACGATACGAAATACCTCGATGAACAACAGACTCATCTGCATCATTCTCTTTTACAGAACGAACAGT